ATTCCCCATTTAAACCATTTCAAACTCAACACGACACCTTCTAAGGATTTTGTATTTGCTTGGGGGAATTTCGTATCTACAATACAAGCTTTTGATAGAGCTTCTTTAAATTCCACCATAGTTACTTTAGGCAGGGATCATTACAATATAGCTGCTGATTTTATGCTTGAATTAATACGTGCCTATAACAATGGCGGTTTGGTTGAGCTTAATAATCTTATTGTTTCTAGTGCTTCCCTGTATTCATTTAATGATACCCCTAGAAACAGGGGAAAGCAAATTGGTAGTTATACAAGGGATGGTATATTGCTATTAGATTATTTCAAGTGTTTAGATAATCATTTGGATGTTGTAAATACGGAGTTAATGAGTAGAGTTGATGAGTGGAGTGTTGGTCGTAAGGATAAATACCTTGATGATGTTAGTGACATGCTTAAGAAAATGATAGATGATTGAAGAAAATAAATGGGTAAACAACCTTTGTTTTAATATTAAGGGCAACGTCCCTAGTAGTAAGAATAGCAAACGTATTGTCCGTCATGGTAACAAGACCCTTATCATTAATTCTAAGCAGACGATGACTTATATTAAGTTCAGTGAATCTGATTGGTTGAGTAAGGCAGTGTTATTTAGGTCTGCTACACAAAAAAATATAAAGCCTTTGCGTGTTTATTTTGAGTTCATCAGGGATAGCAAGCGTAAGTTTGACTATATCAACCCAGCTCAAACCGTTCAAGACTTAATGACGAAGTACGGATGGATTGACGATGACAACTGTGATGAAATTGTTCCTATCTTTATGCCTTATAAATATAATAAGAAAGATCCAGGAGTTAACATTTATATAGAAATATAAAATTATGAGTGAAAAGGATTTGCAAGAAGTAAATTTTTCGGAGTCATTAAAAGATGACCGTAGATGGATCAAGACAGGCTCTGAGGTAATTCATAGAGATTACCCTAAGCGTAAGATGTATGTAGATCAGATTGTAAAGACTAGCAAGGATATTGCAGGTAAGAAGCGTACATTCGTTGTTGGCGTTGACTGTCATTGGATTAATGATGCAGGTGATTATGCACGTGGACGATTTTTAACAATGGAACTACAGCCGTGGCAAAAATAGTATTTGATATATTAGGGGATAATATCTATGTCTCTAGCATTGCTGAGGTGGTGCCTCAATTTATGGCCCTGAAAGCAAAGTATGCTAAGAAGGAAAGTGAGCTTTATAAGTTAATAAGTTATATTTATCTTGTCCATGATAGAAACAGTATATATGCTGATGTCCTACCCACTGATCGTAGGGTTATGGTTTGTGTGGATAAGCTTAAAGTCGATTCTGGGGAATGGGAAGCTATTGAAGCGATTCCAGAAGTGATGGAATGTATCAAGTTTATGGAGAAGGTTCAGTACACAGCCAAGGAAAGATTGTTTTATTCTGTTGACGGGAAGGTTGAAGAATATTTAAATTTTTGGAAAGACTTGAAAGTTACAGAAAAAAATCATAATATTGTAGCGGAGTCCGTGATGAATGCAGCAAAGCTGGTGAAATTACGAGATGACCTTGAGAAGCATGTCTTTAAATCATCAGAAGATGCTCATCAAGTCGGGGGTGGAAAAGCAAAGCTATTTGAGGGATAACAAATGTATTGGAACAAGAATCATAAGGGAATAAAGAATCTTTTCAACAGTGGTACTGCTGAGAATGATCTAGGATTGTTTTATGATAACATGAATTGTGACCAATGTAGCTCTGATGATTGCTGTATTTTATTAGAAGGTATTAATTCTCCTATTTTAATAGAAGGATTTTCTAATGACAGTGATTGTATTTTTCTTGAGGGGTGCAATGATGGTCTGAGTTTAAATTATTTTTTAGCAATCACATCTTTATAACATAAATAAAATGGGCGTTCCTATTTCCGCATTACTATCCACTGCTACACTTGCTAGTACAGATAACTTTCCTCTTTCAATAGGAAGTGCTCTTGGCGATAACAGAAAAATTTCTTGGGCAAATTTACAGACCCTTATTCAATCACTTACAGGACAAGTTACACAAAATGTCCAGACGATAAGTTATACAAACAATAATTCTGCACCTATTGTAATCACTGGGCATAATGTTATTCTTGGCCCTGGTAAATGGTTATTAGATTTTTCTTCTTCTGTACTTTCTAGTGGTGTAATTGGCCCAAAAATAGAATATTACATTGTGTATAATTCTAATCCATTGCTAACTGCATATGATGTTACAGATGTAACTGTTAGTGGGTCTATACGATTACAATTAATTCCTTTTCCTGCTGGTACAGGCAATACCTGTGTATATACAAAGGGCGAAGTCATTACAGTTCCTGCTTTAGGTAGTTATATCGTTAAGGTTGTTGTGTCTGACCCTTTGGGTGCGACTTACATCATCCAAGATCGTGTACTTACAGCAATTAAAGTTTCGTAACAAATAAAAAAAACTATATATGTCAAAAACAATTGAGATTAAGAACATTGAGATTCTTACAGATCTAATGCCTACACTTAATGAATTAAAATCCGTTAAGATGTCAGGCAAGACAGTGCTTAAAGTAGTTAAGTCTATTAATTCTATTATCAGAGATATGGAAGTCTATGATAATAAGCGTAAAGAGGTACTTGACAAGTATGCAGAGAAAGATGAAAATGGAATGGCTCTTACAGAGAACATTAACAATTCTCTTTCGTACAAATTTGCTAATGACGAAACTAAGGCTTTAGCAGAAAAAGAAGTTATGGAAATTATGGAAAAGGTTGTTTCAATAACAATTTTTCCTGTTAGCACCAAAGACATCGAAGAAATAAAGGGCGTTACTCCTGAAGTAATAGCTAGATTGATGAGATGGGAGTTTATTAATTAATCTAATACATAAATAAAATGTTTAAAGTATCAAAATCACGTCGCAATGAATTATCTATCTGGGGAATGAGTGGATGGATTTCAAATAACACAGCTACCTGTTGTCAAGTACCTGCTTCTCTTCCAGATTGTTGTGTAGAAGGTTTCCTTCATACTGTAAAACCAAATGCTGGTAATGGAGTTTTTAATTCTAGCCGGTTACGATAGATGAAGTATGTAAAAAATAGTGATGGGTCATTAACTTTTGAGAACGAAGTTACCTTCTCAGAGAATGATCAGCATCAGATGAAAAGATTGAAAGAAGAACTAACTAACAAGCATGAGCTAACTGATTTTTTTAATAAGATATGTCTTTTAAAACAATCTTTTGGTGATGTAGAAATAGGAATTATCCATAGTTAATGTTTATCAACACGAAATATTTTTCACCTGTTGTTAATGATGGTATCACAAGGGCACATCCCAAGAGTTTTGAATATAAAACGTGGTGGGATATACAACGTGATAGATGTATTAACGGCTACACTGTTGGTGGAACCTACATCACTGGTGATCATTATTTTTATTTAAACTTTTGGAAGATTCGTGGTATAGATACGGATTCAGGTAGAAAAGATCTTATCTCTCCAAGATTTTTGGATATGGATTATGAGTTTTTTATTGAAGTAGAGAAAGCTCGTAAAAGTGGTAAGAATATGTGTACTGCAAAACGTCGTCAGTGTGGATTTTCTGAAAAGACAGCCTGTCTTGTAGGAAAAGAATATACATTGTTCCCACATTCACAAAGTTTAATTCTCGGAGGAGAAGAAAAATATTCTAATGCAACTATGAGAATGGTTATCAGAGGTTTGAACTCATTAAAAGATACTGAGTTTTATAAACGACGTACCCCTGATGGACTTGACTACATACAAGCAAAATATAAAGTAATCGAAGATGGTATTCCTATCTGGCGTGGTTCTCAAAGTGAGATTTATAACATCACTTGTAAAAATAATCCACAGGCAACAGTAGGTAAGAGTCCAAGCTTCGTATTGTTTGAGGAGTCAGGAAAGTTTCCTGGCCTTGTTTCTACATACCGTTATTTACAACCATCTATGGAGGCCAATTTTACCAAGACTGGATTTTGTATTATGATTGGTACGGGAGGTGAAATGGCGGCTGGTGCTGATGAATTTGAAGAGGTATTTTACAAACCGGAAGTTTATGACATGATGTCTTATAGCAATAGCTGGGGTGAAGGATTCTCCGACACTAAAGTGTGCTATTTTGTACCAGCATGGAAGTTTGCTCTTATAGATGAAGATGGAAACTCAGAAAAAGAAAAGAGTGTCGAGATGATTCTCAAGAATCGTGAAAAGGCAAAAGAAAGCAAAGACGCAAGTAACTGGATTCAGGTACTTACGCAGATGCCACTAACTCCTGAAGAATGCTTTATGCGTACAGGAGGAAATATGTTTGATATTGCAAAGTTAAATTCAAGACTTGCAGCTATAAGAAATGACCGTGAGTTATTAAATAAATCACAACGAGGAGATTTAGAATGGGTGCGTGATAACCTAGGAAAGATAACAGGTGTTGAATGGATTCAAGATCTTCATGGTAAGTTTATTGTTTACGAACATCCAATGAAAGATGCTACTGGAAATGTTTATTATAATCTTTATAAAGCTGCTACTGACTCTTATGATAAAGACGAAGCTAACACTTCTTCTTCAAAAGGTTCATGTCAAGTCTTTAAAACATTTCTTGATGTAAATTCTTCTTCAAGAAAATATGTTGCACGAATTACAGAACGTCCAAAGAAAGCTGATGATTTTTATGAGATGACAGCAAAGCTTTCTTATTACTATATGGCTCCTAACCTTATTGAGTGGAGTAATATTGGTATCTTTAAATGGTATGAGCAAAATAATATGTCTCATTTCCTAAAAGAACGACCACGTGTAGCTTATGCTAACATAAAAGATTCAAAAGTAAATAATCGTTGGGGTATAGATCCTTCTACCAAGCAATATTGGTTAGTGCGTTATCGTGAGTACATTAAAGAGAACACAGATAAGATGGATGACGTAGATCAAATTATTGCTGCTATTAATTTTAGAGATGAGAAAGGATACAACTGTGATATAACAATCTCAAGTGCTTTATGTATTGTGCATGAAGAAGATGATCTTAACATTGCTGTTAAATCAAAAGAAAATAAAAAGATGGAATTTTTCCATTACAAATCATCTAAATCTGGTACTTTAGCAATTAACTTTAACTGATATGCCTTTACCTAATCAAAATATACCTGAAAAACAAAAAGATGCTGAATGGTGTAAGCTAAATATCAGAAGTATCACTACAATGGTAGGTACCGCCTTTCAAAGAAAACAAAAAGACAAATTTTGTTATGACCTTTATGCAGGTATCTTTAATGAAGCCGATTACGACTATCTGCGTAAGGTAGATAGCTATGAGTATCCTGCTAAGATAAGATTCATTCCTTTGCTACGTCCTAAAGCTGATTTACTTAAGTCACAAGAAACACAACGTCCATTTAACTTTCGTGTGTTTACTATCGATCAGTTAAGTATAGAAAATAAAACAAATAAAAAAACACAAGAGTATTTTGATATTATAAAAGATAAAATTTTTGTTAAGCACGAAATGATTCTTAGTGCAAAGAAACAACTTGATAAAATTAAGCAACAGATTGATGCAGCACGTGGACAGGCTCAACAGGCACAACAACAAGGTGGCCCACCAATGGATCCTGAACAAGAGATGGCATTAGAGGCTGCTGAGATGCAACTTAAAATTGCCATGAGTCCTTTGACCAGTGCACAAATTATCACTGAGAAGGAAATGGAGAAGATTGAAAAGTATTACAACTACACTTACCGTGACTTCATTGAAGTAATTGCAGAGAAGTCACTTAAGTACATGGTATATAAACATCGCTTAAAAGATTTATTTCAACATGGATTTGAAGATAAGATATGTGTTGACAAAGAATATTATTACGTTCACTTTCATCCATCTGATCAAGATCCTTTAGTGCGTCGTGTTAATCCATTAAATTTTTATTATTCTAATGATGAAGATGCAGAATTTGTAGGAGAGTGTGAGTGGGCTATGGAAGAGAGGTGGATGACACTATCGCAAATTATTGATGAATTTAAAACTGAGTTAAGTTCAGAAGATTTAACTTTATTAAGAAATAAACAAACAGCTTTTCCACATGCAGGACGTTTCTCCTATTATCCAAGCACTTATCAATTTGGAACTCCTATGGATAACAATACTGATAATTGTAATAACAATTCCCTTTATTCGGGAACAATGGACATGTCTAATAAAATTCGTGTCTGCTATGCTGTATGGAAATCATCTACAGAAATCAAATTTAAAAAATCCCCCAACAAGCATAATAAAGATATTGACTTTACACATTGGATGGGTGATTCTGATTCTGTTCGCAAGGATGATGTGGTTGAAGCTAAATATGTAAATCATATTTGGGAAGGTGTATTAATTGATGTGAATATTTTTATTCGTATGCAAAAGATGCCTTATCAATTAAGAAGCATTGATAAATATGGAAGAGTGGATCTTCCTTATGTTGGTATTGCTCACAATGGATTAAATAAAAAACCATATTCATTGATATGGGCTGCTAAAGACATTCAGATTCTTTATAATCTTATTCACTATCACAAAGAGTTATGGTTAGCTCTTTCTGGTGTGCGTGGATTTATTATGGACAAGTCTCAGCTTCCTGATGGAATGAGTATGCAAGAATGGTTATATCAGCGTAAACTTGGTATTGGTTGGATACAGACTGTTAAAGAAGGTATGGGCCGTCAGGCAAGTTACAATCAGTTTCAAAACTTTGATGATAGTATCTCTCCTGCTATTCAATATCTTACAGGCATGCTCACTCATCTTGAGGAACTAGCTTCAAATATTATGGGTGTTTCAAGACAACGTCAGGGTACTGTTGGTCAATATGATTTAAAGGGTACTACAGAATCAGCTATTCAGCAAAGTCAATTAGTTACAGAGATTATCTATTACCAACACGATCTTGTTAAAAGACAGGTGTTGCAACGACTTGTTAACCTTTGTCGTATAGCATGGAAAGATGGTAAACGTGGACAATATGTTATTGGTAATATGGCTCAGGAGATATTAAATATTCCAGGCAATACTATCAATAGTGCTGAGTATGAAGTCTTTATGTCTGACAATGGAAAAGAAGAACGATTAATAAATGAGTTTAAGCAAGTAGCCGCAGGAGAGCATGCAAAAGGTTCTATCAATTTAGGGCAGATGGTAAAGTTATTCTCTATGGATAACTTATCTGAGATCGAACGTGCTCTTGAGCAGTTTGGTACTTTAGCAGAGCAGAAAGCTTCTGAAGGTTTTCAGATGCAGCAACAGGCTGAGATGCAAAAGTCAGAGGCAGAGAATCAGTTTAAGTCTATGCTTGAGAAGTGGAAGTCTGATATTGCTGGTGCTCAGTTAGAACTTGAGAAGCAACGCTTTGGATTTGAGGTTCAGAAGTTTGAATCTGAGATGGGATTCAAGGAAAAAGAGTTAAGTACAAAATCTTATCTTGACGAATTAAATACAAAACTTGATAATGATTCTGAAATGGCTTACCTTGAGAGCGAAAACGCACAGGCTATAATGGAGTATGACGCAGTGAAAGAACAAAATAGAATTGCTGCTATGTCAACATTATCTGAAAACAGAGAAAATAGTAAACTTCAAGCATCTAATATTGCTAGTAGTAAAAAAGGTGGAGATATTAAAAAAAGAGTAAAAGGTAAATAAATATTATTAATTTTGTAAAAAAAAAAATCATGGCACACAAGATAGATCAAAATAAAGTAGAGAGAATAGAAACTCCTTATGGTAATGGATATGCTTATGGAGGTCGTATTTATTCTGACAAGCAATGGAAAGCTATTTTAGATTTCAATGCTGGTGGATCAATAGTACCAGGAGGATATTCAGATAAAACTGGAACTTATGATGGTTTTACTAATAAGATGATAGCAGGGCCTGAAGGTGAAATACAAACAGAAAATCAATATAGAAATGCAATAAATTATGGTGATGCATGGAATTCAGATAAACCATGGGGAACAAAAACTCCTGAACAGGCTCAATATTTTAAAGATATGAACGCATCAGCAACTAAAAATAAAGTTATAGATAGCAATGGTAATATTATAAATCCAAAAGGTTTTAAACGTGGTGGACGAGCTTTGGCTGCTCAAGAAGAAGCGGCTTGGAATAAAGAGATGGGAATAGACGATGCAAGCGTACGAGCAGATGAGGCAGCAATAAATGCTTCAAAAGATGCATTAGAACAATCATACTCTGATAAAAATGATGCTGCTGAAGATGATCGTATTGATAGATATTCTTCAGCTTCTGATATTTACAATAATAGAGAGTCTTCTATGAATACTGCTTATGATACTGCTGAAGCAAATTATGCAGAAAGGGAAGCAAATCCTCTTCCTATCAGAGCAAGACCAACAGTAGCAAAAGGTGCTTTTGATGAAACTGGAGATGCAGAAAATGCTCCTGTAAGTTTAATAAACAATCAAACTACTTATAAAAAACCTGTAAAAAAAGAAAAAGAAGAAGAAAAACAAAAAGAAGAAGAAATAACAAAATTGTGGGATAGAAAAGATGAAGATCTCCCTTTACATTACCAAGGTTGGAGTCCTGCTAGCAGGATAATGGGTTCTCCGGAGTACGGAGATAATCCTTCAAAACTAGGGTATGAGGAATACTTAGATGGGCTACTGCCAGAGAGGTTAAACGAAGAAAGACGAACAACAAAATTAAATGAAAAAAGCAGAGAATTAGATAAACTTTGGAAGGATTATACAAAATCACATCCTGGTATTACATCAAGACAATGGTATAATTCTTCAGTAGGAGGAACAGCTGATTTAAAAAGTGGAGAATATGTACAAGATCCTATTGTTTTAGAGCGTAATAAAAAATATCAAAAAGATCATCCAGAAGAATATAAAAGTTACACGTGGAATCCACAGTTTAGAAAAGGGGAAAGTGTTTTAGGAAGTAGTAGTTTTTCAAAACCATTTACAGGCCCTAAATAATAAATAAATAAAAGTAAATAAATAAAAACAGAAAAAAATGGAAACACAGACAACAGAATTTCAGTCAGGATCAGAGAACGAAAATAACGTTAATCTAGATCTATTAACAATGCCAGATGGTTCAGCAGAAGCTGGCGATCTTAGTATGCTATCTAATTTACCAAATCTTGATCCTAAGACAGAAGATATAGCAGACTTCCAAACACAAACCAACACTCAAACTAGTGGAGAACAAAAAAATGATTATTTTTCTCAGAAATATCTTGAGCGTATTAAAAAAGAATATGAGCAACATGGTGTTGCTATGCCAGAAGATATTAATGAAGAAAACTTTATTGATAACTTCAGCAAACTTTATTCATCTAAAGATAAAGCATCTAATCTTCATCCTGAAGTGGAAAAATTTCAAAAAGCTATGGAATCGGGCATAGACCCAAATGAATTCTATAGAACAATGAAAGGTTTTCAAGAAGTTGAAGATATGGACTCTTATGATCTTGTACGTAATTCACTTACTAGTAATTTTGGAAAATCAGATCGCCGTCCTAATGGATGGGATGATGATAAAATTGAATCAACAATTAAAAAAATGGATCAGTCTGGACTTCTTGATGTAGAGGCTGAACGTATTAAAACAGATTATCAAGATAAAAAACTTTTGGCTGCTGATCAAATGATTGAACAACAAAATTCATTACGTCAAAAGCAAAGTTTTGAAATGGACAAACAACGTGACAGCTCAATTAAAAATGCTGTTAGTTATTTTAATAAACTTGAAAACATCAATGGACTTCCGATATCGCAAAGCGAAAAGTCTGATTTCATTGAACAATTTAAATACCTTGTAACTCCAAATGAGCAAAAAGGTGTGTCACCACTACTGGAGATGTTGCAAAGCGACGAAACCCTTGTTAAGGTAGCATATTTTTTATCAAAAGGTGATGCAAAAATTAGAGAACAGTTGACACGTTCAAAGGAATACGCAAAAAACGACTTCCTTAGAAAGTTAGACCCAGAGCCAAAGTTAGCACAAGGAAGAGGTGGATTCCCTTCGTCAGACGTAGATTTAGATGCATTGGCTGCACCATCAAATTATTAACATAAAATTATAAAAAATAATGAAAATTATTGGTACAGGCACATTTGATGCCAACCGCACAACAATGACAAACTCATTAGCGGCAGCTTTACTTACCCGACCTGAGATATCCATGAATGTAGTGAACTTGTTCGAAACGAACTTCTCTGCATTTTCATCATATCTTGCTCGTCGTGGAATGACAAAAAAAGGATTATCTCCTGATTTTTCTTCTGAAAACTTCAAAGTGATAGGAAATCGCAAGTTCATGTGGGCACTTAAAGGTTATCCTTTCCGTAAGGGAACCATTGCTACCACAGTTGCTAACACTCCTGTTTCAACTTTGAATAACGCAGTTTTTACATTAGAATTGAACACTAACTATTTTTCTCCAAATGATGTTTTGGAATTGAAAGATCGTCGTACATTAGTTCAAATCTTAAATGACTATCCAGTCGAAATCTCTACAGGTGTTTGGTCTTACAAGGTAAAGAACGTAGCTAATACTACAGGTTCTTACATTAACCAATCATTACTTGATTCTGGATCAGAGGTTGGATTTAGTTACACAGCTTTCCCTGAGCTTTCTGAAACAGGTTACGAAAAGAATACATTCCCAGAGTGGCATACAAACTACATGACCATTCAACGGATGCAATATTCTATTTCTGGATCTGCTCAGAATACAGTTCTTTGGGTTGAGCACAATGGCCAAAAGCTTTGGTTCAAACAACAAGAATTCGAAATGATGCGTCGTTGGGCTTACGCTCGTGAGAATCAACTTCTTTATGGAAAAGCAACAATCGATGCTAACGAGAATATCTATGTACGTGACCTTATGGGCCGTGAGATCATTCAAGGAGACGGATTGATTGCACAAGGAGATGGTTCTTTGAAATACCAATACAACACTCTTAATGTTCGTACACTTGAGAACGTGATGCAGAATTTGCAGCTCATGAGCACAACTGGCGAAGGAGTTAATGAGGTGTTTGTAATGGGTGGTCAAGCATTCGTTTGGAATTTCCAACGTTTGATGCGTGACGTATTCAAATACAATCCAATGCCTTTGTTCGTTTCTGAAGGTGAAATCAAGCAAGGTGTTAAAGTTGCTTTCAATGCTTATGAGATGGGCGGTGTCCGTATTATAGTAGCTTGGAATGCAGCATTTGATGCAGCTTGGCGTCCACAGGATCGTGATATCTATGGTGTATCTAAAGAATCAAAACGTGGTATTTTCGTAAACCTTGGATCCACAATTGGTGGAGATCCTATGTGTGAACTTATTGCTCTTGGCAATGGTGGCGAAGATCGTCGTTTTGTTAAAAAGATCATCGATGGAATGTCATCTCCTGATGGTAACAAACGTGCAACAGCTTCTAACTCAATGGACGGATACCAAGTTCAGATTCTTTCTGAGACAGGTATTTCTATGAAAAACCCATTCGGTGTAGCTGAATTATTCGTTCCTTAAATTATAAATAAATAACAGATAAAAAGTTATGTCTAAAGAAACTCAAGAAATATTAGAAAAACGTACTGGAATAGTACGTCTAGTTGGTACTGATCAAAAGTACCACACATCTCCAGTGTACATTACTCCGAAATTTGAAGAGGTTACAAAAACCTTTTATGTTGGAGATAAATCGTATAAGGGAAAAGTGGAAAGTGAAGATAACGAGAAGGTAGTAGTTGCCGATGGCACTCCTATCCGTCTTACGGATCATGACAGCTTTCGTTTTGCACATCTACAAACTTTTAACATGGAGTCAGAAGAGCAACGTTTCCTTTTGGAACTAGCTCTTGCTGACGAAATGGTCGCATCTTCAAAAGATGAGATTAATCCTGGTGTTCATCGTTTTTACATTGAAGACAAGGAAAAAGAAGCAGATTCAAAGATTAGCAAGAACCAACGTGTGTTCTTGGCTATGGAAAAACTCCGTAGTATGTCTTTGGAAGAGATGCAAGATTATGGCCGTTTATTGCAAATTTTTACTCGTGATATGTCAAGAGCACAGCTTGAGGCAGCACTGTACGACCTTGCATTATTGAAACCAATGGACATCCTCAATGTTTCAGAAGATAAAAATTCAAAGCATAAGATTTTTCTTCGGAAGCTTGTTCAAGCAGATATTCTTAAATTAGTAAATGGTAAATACATGAGCGGAAACGAACTTGTAGGTGCTAATGAAGATTTTGCAATAGAATTTATGCGTGACTCTTCTAACAATGCTCTTATCACACAATGGAATAAAATATTGAAATCTAGTGAACCACAAGCTGCTACAACTAAGTCTAAATCTTAAGAAATGATCGTTACTGCTCTTGATATGTACAATGCCGTCCTTGATAATCTTAACAAGGATA